TCTCCGGGTGCGACTGCAGGAAGGCATCGCCGTCTGCGATCATGTGGGCGGCGACCGGTGTCAGGGCGCGTACCGTCGCCATGTGCGGAATGCCGAGCAGAACGGCGATCTCGCCAAAAATCGCGCCGGCATCGCCCACGACATTGATCTGGTAGTCGCCCTTGAGGATCTCGACCCGGCCCTCGACCAGCACATAAAGCACGTGAGACGAGCCGCCCTCGGTCAGCAACACGTCGCCGGGCGCGAAACGCGCCTCGGGCAGACCGCGGCAGAGCTCGAGAATTCCGGGCATCGCCTTGAGAGATAGCGCGCCCGGCCCGTCCGGCCAGGGTCCGCCGAGCAGGCCCGCGGCCTATTGCACCGACATGAACTCCAACCGGCCGCGCCGCTTCCGGCCGCCATGGCCCGACCCGTCGCCGCGCCGCCGTTCGGCCGGCGCCCCGGGCTCGTCGACCAGGACGGACAGGACAAGCAACACGAAGGCCGCAAGCGTCAGGACGGCGCCGGCGGCGTGCGAATACTCCCATTCGGCCCGCAGCGCCGTCCACTCCACCGGCAATTGGGTCCAGTTGTCGGTCGCCCGGTTGGCGGGATAGGTGTAGGTCCAGAACAGCGCATGGGCCGCGACCGCGCACAGGAACGCGGCGAAGGTCAGCCCGAAGGCCAACCGACGCGCCCGTACCATGAAGGCCAGTACGACCAGCAGCACGATCTGGCCGATCACCACGACGCCAAGCAGCGCCCAGCCGCGATAGGCCTGCTGGGCCGCGAGATAGGCCTCCTTCGCCATCGCCATCTTATTGGGCAGGGCATAGAGATGGGCGAGTGCCGCCCCGAGCGCCAGCGCCAGGAACAGAAACGCCAGGAATCGCACGATCTTCAGGGCCACGGACGGCTCCCCACTGCCGGAACTCATGGGAGGCAACGGCGGTCCGCCCGCTGGGTTCCTTGCCCTACTCCTCCGGATAGGCCGCGCGCATCAGCCGCTGCAGCTCGGCCTTGGCCGCCGGGTCGCCGCCGAGATAGCGCTTGGTCCAGGCCGGATCGCTCTTGAGCCCCTCGATGCGGGCGCGGGCGCCCTCGACCGAGGGGCCGAAGCCGCTGTCGCTGCCGCCCTCGAAGCGGTCCTCGCCGAGCGCCCGGCCGATCGCCATGAAGCGGCGCAGCATCGCGGCGGTGCCGATCGCGCCCTCGATCTTGGTCAGCGTCTCGGCGTCGAAGCCGAACAGCGCGGCGGCACGGCGCGCCGCCGCCGCCTCGCCCTCGAAGACGCTGCCCAGCTCGGCCTGCAGCGTCTCGATCTCGGTCGCCTCGCGGGCCTGCCGCTGTCGCTCGGCACGCGCGACGCCGCCAGCCGCGGCCTCGTTCCACCACTGAACCAATCCGCGCGCCTGCTTTGTGGTCAGGCCGAGCTCATGGGCGCGCCCGGCGAACGCCTTGGCGAGCGCCTTGTCGCCGCCCTTCTCCGGCATCGGCAGCTTGTAGCCTTCGGGCTTCTCCGGCCGGCCGAGGCGGTTCCACAGCCGATCCCAGTTGGCCCGGTCGTTGTCGTCGCGCGGCACGGCCAGTCGCTCGCTGCCGACCAGCCGCTCCAGATGACGATAGCTGTCGAGCAGGTCGGCCGGCTCGCGCCAGCCCTTGTTCCTGACGAAGCCGCGCGCCTCCTCGTGCAGCGCGGCCGTCCACTCGGGCGCCGGCGCCGCGCTCCCGTCGGCGATCGGTGCCGAGGCCTCGACCGATGTCGCGTCGATCGGCTCGGTCGCGGCGCTTCCGTTCACGTCAGTCATCATCGCCCTCGGTCAAATGCCACACCGCGTCGTCGTCGAGCTGGAGGAACGCCATCAGCCGGTTCCACACCTCGCGCCTGCCCTCGAGCAGCGCCGTGGTGTGCGGATCGCCCGGCGTGAAGCTGGGTGATGTCGCGCGGCAGAACCGGCGCAGATCGCCAAGCACGCGCTCGGCGCTGCGGTGCGGCCGCCCATCGGCGTCGAGAAACGTCCGCCGGTACGCCTCGCGCCGGCGCAGAAGAAGCGGTGTCAGGGGCATGGGCTGGCGAGGCTCCAGAAAGGGATGAACCACAGAGGCACAGAGACACAGAGATACGGCGAAGCGATCAGCGCGCGCAGCGCGCTATTGTTCTCCTCTGTGCCTCTGTGCCTCTGTGTCTCTGTGCTGAATCCTATTGCACTCTGCGCGCCGCGGCCTGTGCCTCGCTCACGTCCTTGATCGCGCGCGCAGCCGGCGGCGCCAGCGCCGCCATCTGCTGCATCGCCTGGGCCTGCTGGCGCTGCTGGCGCAGGGCTGCGACGGCCTCTTCGCTGTGCAACACCTTCTCCGGCACGCCGTTCACCTCGGCCAGGATGCGCACAATTGCGTCCTTATCGAAGGCGTCGAGCACGGACGGATCCATCGCGGCAAGCGGCCCCACGCCTTCCAGCACGCGCTGGATCGCCGCGCCGTCCTCGGCGCGCTGCGCCCGGTTGAGCGGGCTGTCATACTCGATCTCATAGGCGCCGCCCGCCCGTTTCAGCGCGTCGGGCAGGGGCGGCAGCGCCCCCGGCACGCGCGCCAGGATATCGAGCTCGCGCTCGATCATCGGGCCGAGCGCTTCCGACTGCTGCCGGCCCATAGTCGGCGCCAGCAAGATTCCTTTTTCGCGCGCCCGCTCGAGCACCTCGGTCGCGGTCATCGACGGCCCGTCGACCAGGATCTGGAACAGCGTCACCAGGAATGCGTCGTTGATCGTCTTTCGGCGCTGCTCCATCAGCTCGAGGCCGAGGTCGGGCCGCCCGCCCGTCTGCAGCGGCTGCACCTTCGCGCGGCCCTGGTCGTCGAGCCCGCCGACATTGAGCGCGCCGGGATCGAGATTGGGCCGCCCGCCGCGCGACAGACCGAGCACGCCGTCGTCGTGAAGCAGCAGCGGCGGGTCGACGGTCTTGTGCGCCGCGCGGATGACGGTCTTCGACATCTCGTTGAGCATCTTGATGTCGGGCAGGACGATCATCGCCGGCGAGCGGCCATAGACTTCGCGCGGCGCCGTGACGTAGCGGCTGATCGCGTAGGGGAACTTGTGGAAGCCGCCTTCCGACAGCAGATCGCGCCCCTCGACGCTCACGTAGTAGGACGCCCACGGCATGCCGCGCCAATCGGCCCGGCCCGGCTTCGCGTCCTCGCGCGGCCGGACGCAATGGATGAACTCGAATTTGCGGTCGGGCTCCGTCTCCGCGCAGTCGGCGATGCGCGCCGGCAGGCGATCGCCCCAGGCCTGCCGTGCCTGGCGCGCCGTATACTCGAAGCGCCGGTGCGCGGTGTCGATGCGGCCGTGCCGGTCCTCGGCGATGAACAGCTCGGCGAGATGGATCGACTTGTACCTTATGCCCTTGCCGTCGATGCCCTCGATCAGCATCGCGCCAGTGCCGAATGCGCCCAGCGACATGAACGTCTCGTGCTGCTGCGAGGCATAGTTGGCATGCGTCGAATAGCGCGCCGCGAACAGGATGTCGGTCGTGCGGTCGAACCATTGCCGCACCTCCGGATTCTGATTGAGGCGCTCGTCGGTGGCGCGCAGCCGGTGCCAGCGCTGGGTGCGCGGCACCAGCATCGACTCCATCGCCGCGGCAAACCGCTCCAATGCGAGCGCGGCGGTCGCGTCGTAGATGCGCTCGGTGCGCTTCTCGCCGCCCGTCCGCTTGCGCACGAACTCGTCCTGGCGCGGCAGCACGCGCGCCGCGATCTCCTGCCAATGGCTCTCCCAGGTGCCGCGCTCGGCGGCCAGCCGTTCCTGGCGCCGGATGATCTCGTCGACTAGGTCGGTGTCGGTCCGGGACTTCGGTCGCGGCATCGGTTTATCACCTGAGTTAGTTCAGCGTGAAAGAGAGCCCCTCCCCCTTGACGGGGGAGGGTCAGGGTGGGGGTGTGACTGGCGCTTCGCGCTTATCGGTTCATCAGCCGCCCGAGATCGCGATGGAAGCCGACATAGTCGCCAGCCTCGGTGGGTGGCGGCGGCGGCGCGGCCGCGACCGAGAGCACGGCCCGCACCCGCCGCGTCGCGCGGAAGCGTCGGCGATAGACCCCGCGCGCCATCTCAGCCGCCGATCTCTTCGAAGATCATCGTGCCGTGCATGGTCAGCGAATCGGCCGGCGCGGGAATGCGCACGACGAGCCGCTGCGACGGCGACAGGACGACCCGGCATTCCGGCGTCGGCTGCCAGAAGAAGCCGATCTGAACGTTGAACGCCCGGTCGAACAGCGTCGCGGTCGTGCCTGTCGTCGCGACCGTCGTGTTGTTGACCTCGACGGTCGAGCCCGCGGCCGCGCTGCCGGTCTCGAGCGGCGCCGGCGTCGTGGACGATCCGCCCGAGCCCGAGGTGGTGAAACCGCGGATCGCCTGGATGCGCAGCAGCTCGGCCTGGGCGTCGCCGGCATCGGACGATTGCTCGAGCGCGATTTCGTGCAGCACCACGCATTTGTTCGACGGTGCCGTGATCTCGAACACGTCCTGCGCGGCCGTGACCGCCACGGCGCCGAAGGTCGCCGCGTACATCATGCCCATGCGGGCCTCCTATCTGCAGATCAGGGACGAGCGCCGACGCGCCAGGACGGGACCGCCGGCGGCCGCTGCCGCGATGTAGGCGAACAGCGCGCCGAACAGGTTCGCGCCGCTGCCGACGCCCATAGTCGCCGTCGATCCGGTTGCCGTGAATTGATTGACCACGATGCTTTCACTATTGACCGCGGCGCGCTCCAGGACGATCGAACCGCTGCCGGTCGCCGTATGCGCCACGTCGCCGAAGTCGCCGCATATCGCGTTGAGCAAATCGCCGGCAGCCAGGCCCGTGGGGCTAAAGCTGGCCGTCGTTGCCAAGTTGTTGTCTGCGACGACCGATCCGCTTCGGATTGGCGTCGTTTGATGCACGCCGGCGAACAACGCGTAGGCGGCAACCGGCCCGGCGCCATAGGTCCCGCCCTGATTTGTCAGCACCAGGTTGTTGTTGCCGCTGGCCGGCGCGGTCATGACCCAAAGGCCGACGCCGTTGGCAACCGTGCCGACGCCGCCCGTATTCAAATACCGATAGGCATAGCCATTGCCCGGCGTCCCGCCGTCGGCCGCCAACATATCGACGGCCGCATAGCTTAGCGCGGTGGGAATTGCCTTGCCGACCGTGAACCCGCTGTCGACGCCGATATTGACTACCGACAGACAGTCGGCCCCCGTCGCATCGATTGCCGTGGTGCCGGCTGTGAGCGCGACCCATTGTTGGACGATTGAGATTGCCATCGAGCGGCGTCGCTTTTTCTATCCATCTGAACCGGTCCCGAGACGAGGCTTACGCCAGCGTCATGGGCGAGCCTTCTACGCCCCATCGCTGAGGTCTACGTGCGCTTTCATGTGCCGCAAAAACGTGGCGCCCCGCCTAGACGCCCTGGATGACCGCGACCTTGAAAGCCTTGCCGGCCGGCACGCCGAAGAACTCGGTCGAATTCGCCGCGAGCCGCTTTTGGCTCGACGAGGCGGTCGGATTGGTGCCGAAGGCGACGTAGCAGACCGCGTCCGTATGCACGCGCACGAACGCGGTCTTGGCGTTGAGCGCCGCCGACTGGGTCGAGCTGCCGCCGATCGCCACCTGTTGCTCGGCCAGGGTCGGCTCCTGCCCGGCGGCGACGAGATAGCCGCGCAGGTCGCGCGCCTGCTCGGCGTATTCGGAAATGAACAGAACGGCCATAGGTGATCTCCTCTCTGGTCAGCCGAGCAACTCTTTCTTGCCGATGTTCTCCGGCCCCTGGTCCTGCGCCGTCGTCAACACGGTGGACGCGCGGCCGGCCGCCGCGCGCCGGCGCCGCGCCTCGTCCTGCGCGGCCGCTATTTTGTCCGCCGCGTCGTCGCGGGTCGGCGGCGGCGGGGGCGGCGGCAGCTCGGGCGTCTTGGGCGGACTGAACAGTGCGGACATGGTCGGGCTCCCTATCGGGGCGAGTGTGGGATCTATCGGCAAAACCAACCACAGAGGCACAGAGCCACAGAGAAGGACGAGTGCGCGCTTCGCGCGCGAAGATTGTCCTCTGTGTCTCTGTGTCTCTGTGTCTCTGTGGTGAATCTTCTTGTTAGACCGTCCTAAGCGTCGAAGGCGTCGGTCTCGTGCATGATCGCGTGGGTCGGCGCATCTTCGGCGTCCTCCGGCCGGCGCACCGGCTCGGCGAAGGTCAGGGCCGCCGCGTCGCCGCCGTCGGGCGAGAAGCCGAGCCGCGCGCGGATGCGGTCCTTTTCCTCGAGCACGATCTGGCCGTTGAAATTCGTGCTCCAGCCCGGCGCTGTAAGCTCGGCATGCAGCACGTCGTCATCCGGTATCTGCGCGCCGCCCGGATCGGCGAGCCAGCGCCGCAGCTCGCCCCACATCTCGGCGCGCTTGTTGGCGTAGCTGCGCTCGTCATGGGGCCGGCCGCCGAAATTGACCAGCGTCAGGCGGCGCCGATAGCCGCGCGCGACCAGGATGTCGTAGACCGCCGCTCCGCCGCCGCCCGAGTCGAGGAAGCACATCTGGGGATCGTGCTTGTCGATCGTGCGCGACAGCTTGCCGGCGATCTCGACCGTATCGTCGCTGTGGAAGCGCAGGTCGACGGTCCCGCCGAGGATGCGCCCCTGCCGCGA